TTGAATTTAAGAGTATTAGTGATTCCATTTATCTTTTTAAGCTCATTTTCTTTTGCTGAAGAATGTAGTATTGACGAGCTTACAGAGTTGGAATACAAAGATATTGAATGCCAATTTTATATGGGAACAGCAGCTTTTAGGAATAATGTTTATAGTGTCGCAGCTGCACATTGGAATTATATTATTGACGCACCCATGAAGCATTCGGGTGATGATAAATTTAAAGCAATGTCCCTAAGCACGGTTACCTATCTAACTTACCAAGGTTTAGGTGTGAAACAAGATAGAGAATTGGCTGTAAATAATTGGAAGAAAGCAGTAAAGGGTGGGGACTTTGAAGCAAGAAGACATATAGCTTTTGCCTATTCTGATAAAAACTACTCCCAAAATGATTTGGTTAAGTCTTTAGGGTGGTATGAATCTGTACTTCTTATAAAAGTAGAAATGAAAGATTTGAGTGAAGCAGAGCAAAGAGTGATTGAAGATGCAATCGAAGGTTCTAGAGAGTTAAAACTTCAACTTTCGTTGGAACAAATTCAAAAAGCAAAGGTGTTTGCTAAGTCTACACTATAGAGCGATATAACAAGTCGTTTAAACGGACGTGCAACAGTTGGCTCGCGCTCGTTCCTCGCACATTTTAGCCAACAATTTCACGCCGCTTAACTAGGCGTTACATGTCTCTGGAGTCTTTGTGGAATTATTAATATTAACGGGTAAAAAGTTCACAGCGTTATACCCGCAAACTAAGAGAAAAGTTGAGCTTCTTGATAAAGACATATTTGACCGTATTCAAAAATGGAAAATGTTCTCTGCTGTCGGTGCGTTGGAGTTAAATGATTACTTTGGGAATAAGATTTCTTATAAAGGAATCAAATATAAGGGTTCTCCTGAGAGCGTTTATTGGCTTTACTTTCAGCCATTTTTCGATCACGAAATACCAAAGTTACTTTCAGAGGTTGAAGAAACTTGCCACAAGAAAGGCTTAGAACCAGACATTTATGTTGAAGAAGCTTCTGATTTTCTAAAAGTTATGATTCGCAGGCTATGGCATGAAATTGCAAAGACGGATCAAGGTTTAAAAGGGAATGGCTTTCCGAAAGATGCTGATTTAAAAGATATTAGCGGGACAATTGAGTTCTACAATAAAAAGCTGGATGCAGAATTGGAAGCGATTCTTTTTTGTGAAAATACTACAAATCTCCAAATTGAACCTGCGAAAGAAGATTTAGTTGATTTGAAGCCAAATTTCTTTGGCTTGGGAGTAAATCTTAATGCCGTGTATCGTCGATTAAAAAGTTGGCAGAAAAACATGTAACAAGCACTTTAAACGGAACAAAAACAGTTGGCTATTATTCGTTCCTCACAAAATTTTAACCTACAATTTTTGTCCGCTTAAGTGGGCGTTAGTTTTAATGGAGTTACATTTGGAACAATTAGACCTCGTAAAACAGCTTATCGATATTTTTTCTGCATTGTTAGGCCCTGTAATTGCAGTTTCGGTTGCGTATATTGCTTACCAACAATGGAAGTTGAGTGCGGAGAAGGAGAAGAGGGCCCAGAAAGCTGATAGGTTAAAAATATACATATCAGTCCAACGACTTTGACGAAACAGTGATATCTACCGTAAAGTCGATAGCAAGCTTTATGAAGAGTTTCAGGAGGCTCTAGCTCTTGCCGATTTTCACTTTGACAGCCAATTGACTGATTGGCTTAATGAGGTCGATTCAAATGCTTCAAGTTGGTTTAATTATGTCGAAATGTGTTCCTTAGAATATCCAGAACATCTAAAGCATGAATATGATCAGAACTTAAAGTATATGGAAGGTTGTATTGATAGATTACAGGACTACCATTGCCAGTTGTTAGGCGTGTTCAAAGATCGCTTATTGTAAAAACTAACAAGGTGTTAGGTGCTTAGGAGGCAAAATGAAACTCAATAATCTTGATAGACAAATTAGTATGTTGTGTCCAACTTGTGGTTATAAAGATTTCTCTTTCGATGAACATGATGAAAACGGACTTATTACTTGTACTCAGTGTGAACGCCAGATGACTCGTGTAGATCTTGTTGCCGAGAACTCTGAATTAATAGCAGAAAATCAAAATGAGATCGCTAAAGAAGCACAAAATCAAATTGAAGCTGAAATAAAAAAATGCTTAAAAATGCATTCAAAGGAAACAAGAATATAAAAATCAAATAGAGGGTATTAAGCTTATGGATTTTGGTGACGGTATCGCACTTTTAGCTTTTGGGCTGTCTGGGTACGCTACATGGCGTACAATTCAATTCAACAAGAAACAAGATTCTCTAATTGAAACTCAGAATAAGCTTAATGGATTACTATTAGCTAAAGAAACTGAAGAAATGCTCGATTATCGTAAAGCAGATTTAGGTGCATCGATCATTAAGTTAGGTAATCATAAGCATCGTTTGAAAGTTTGGAATAAAGGAAATGCTGAGGCCAAAAATGTAACAGTAGAATTCCCAGAAGGTAATGAACTAGTTCCCGACTCAGAACTGCAGAGCAAACTTCCTTATGAGTCGCTCGAAAAATATGCATCTATTGAGTTATTGGCAGTCGTACATATGCAAACTCCAAGAAAGCATAAGTTGAAACTTTGTTGGTCTGACGAACATAGAAATAAAAACGAAAAAATCGTATATCCAACACTTTAGAACGCAGACAGCTAACAGTTGGCGATTTCGGTTTGGTTTAGTGATTATGGTGGCTTAACTTAGTGTCAATTAGCTGCTATTTAACAAGGCGTTATGCTTTCATCATTTGGATAGTTATGTGTAGAAAAAAAAGTAATTTTTTAGCTAAAATTAAAAATATTTTAGCTGGTCGTGCTGGATATCAGTGTTGCCACCCCAATTGTAATGTTATAACAATTGGTCCTGGCGAGTCTCCGGATACAACCTCATCCATTGGAGAGGCAGCTCATATTTTCAGTGCATCGTTGAATGGACCTAGAGGGCAAGGAGGCTTATCGAATGATGAATTGAGATCTGTAGATAATGGCTTTTGGGCGTGTAAAAACCATGCCAGGTTAATTGATACAAATAGTGGTGAAGGCTTTACAGCTGAGCAGCTTAAAGCATGGCGAGCGCTGCATGAAACAAAAATTAAGCTACTCCAAGGTCGTATTCAACGACCGTTATTTTGGTTGCACTCTTTAAAAATAAATAAGATGGATTTGTTCGCTGATGAACAAAAAATTTATTTTGGCAAAGTTACGTTTATCTATGGTTCAAAAAATGCGTCAGGGAAATCCACTCTATTGGATCTCGTCAACTCAATTTCTAGCTTCAATCGTTTAGAAAATAGAGTTAGCAATGATGAGTATTTTAATTATGAGCTAGAGTTGTTCAATCCTGACTTAAATAAACTGGAAATTACGTCTAAGAATAACCAGATTTTATCTAGGTTGAATAACAATAATGTTCATTTTAACCCTATGCCTATTGCTATTTTTCGGTATGATTTGAAGTTTATTCAAGGATTTCATCAAGATAATCGTGATGACCTTGATAAGTTTATTGAATATTTAAGCGTCGATAAACTCAAATTAGAAAATATTTTGTCCGCTTTAGGTAAATCGCAGTACTCAACAATTAGCAGTGCATATTTTGAGTACCAAACAGCTGATGAAGAAGATGAAGACTTTTTAGATGGTTACTATCTACGTGTGGTACTTAAGAGCCATGGTAGGCCTCTAAACTTTTCAAGCCTATCCGGAGGGCAGAAAAGTATGGTGTTACTTGAGTTAATTAGTGAGTTAGTTCAAGTACATGCTAAATATAAGCAAAGTATATTATTGTTTAATCTGCAAGCTACTTCCTTTCACGACGATACGCTTGCGAATTATCTGAAGTTTTTCATGTCTAGCGATATAGATTATCAAACAGTCATAACAAGTGTGCGAGCTCCCAAGTGTGAAGAAGTTAAACTGTTGAACTACTACTCCTTGCTCGGTGCTTTAGAAGGGGTTGAAATTCAACCAGTAAAACACTAACACGTATATAACCAGCTATTTAATAGTGATAGCTAACCTTTGGCATTTTTGGTTGAGTTTAGTGATTACGGTAGCTTTGCTTAGGTTGAGTGGTAGCTATCCGCACCCTAGCAAGGCGTTAAATTTTGTATTGACATAGGTAGGCAGAATGTTAGAAACAAGAAACGTATTTATAGATACGCAATATTTCGTAAAAAGTAATTATAATTTTGAGTCTATATTTTTTTTGTCGTTGAAAGAGCTTTGTCAAAAGGAAGAACTGCGCTACCTGATGACCAGCGTAGTCGAAAGAGAAGTTGAAAATAAAATTGAGCTTTCTATTAAGGAAGCGCTGGGGTCACTTCAGTCTTTTAAGAGAAAAGCTCATATATTATCTACGATAGACGACCCAAGTTTGTTCTTTATTCGCAGTTGTTCGAGAAGAGGATATATATGGCAAAGCAAACGAAGTTTTCCATAGTTTCAATGCAGAGTGTAAATATGAATATGTTGAAGCAGATCAAATAGACCCTGAAAAATTATTAGAGCTTTACTTTGAGAAAAAGGCTCCTTTCGGTGATGGTAAGAAAAAATCTGAGTTTCCAGATGCAATTTCTTTATTGTCTTTAGATACATATCTCGAAGATGAAGAAAAACTATACGTTATCTCAGACGATAAAGATCTCAAAGCATATTGTGCGGGAAATGAAAGACTTATAGCTGTTGATAGTTTGGAAAAGCTACTTGATATTTACAACCTCCATACAAATGCACGGACGGAAAAGATAAAGCAATTTATCGAATCAAAGAAAGATGAGATTAAAGAGCAGGTTTTCGAGTATATCTCTGGTAGTGACGTATATAACAGTTCAAGTTGGGAAGATGCTGAGGTTGACAGTTTTTCGGTTTCAGAAGTTGGCGATTTTGAAATTAACGTTGTTCATGTAAGCGACGAAGAGTGTCAGTTAGCTTTAGACTTAACTATATTCACGCGTGGTCATCATGTAGTCAAACGCGGATTCTGTCTCGCTGAATCTTAGGTTCATCAGACGGCCAGTCGCATCATCAATGAACACCAATAGGCAGCATTTGTCACAGCGGCCTTCAAACCAGTCATGATGGGAGCCCAATTTGGATAAGTTCACCCAAGCAATCACGACGGTAACGAGGCTGATAGACCCGAGGTTTGCGTTGTGAATGTGGAAGCCACAGTCCGTCGGCGATCATCCATTGACGTAAAGTTTCGTTTGATATGGGCAAGTTGTGCAGCTCAGATAACTTTTCTTGAGCGAGTGTTGGTGAGAAGTCGCCGTAGTTTTCACGGACAAGGCTTAGCACCGAGTTTCGATAACCACTTGAATAACGATGATTGCTAGGCTTACCGCGAGCGCGATGAGCCAATCCGCTCGCACCGTATTTACGAAGTCGGTTCATCAGGCGTTGGATGTGACGGACACTCAAGCTGAGGATCTCGGCAGCATCGGCCCGACGTATCCGTCGCTGACACACATCTTCAATTACTTTAAAACGATTGATCTCTGAATCACTCATAGTCACCAGCATGTTGTTATGTCCATAGCGTTTACCAATATCAATTAAGCCTAGTGGTGATGAGCTAAAGGGACATTTTAACTTTGGAAAATAGTGACATTACAACTTTGCGCTTACACACTCAGTGCGTATTATGTCTGATTATGTTTAATGGTGCATACCTTATAAATGTAGTGCAACCTCTTGTATTTAGAGGTTTTATCATTGAAGTATCGCGAAATGAGTAAGAATTACATTTTTCGAGAGTTAGAGTGCCAAATGACAAAGGAAGAGGTCGCTGAACTGTGTTTCAAAACTGTGAGAACGGTCACGGGTTGGGATGAAGGAAAGCCAATACCTCCCGAGTGCAAAAGACTTATGAGGATGGCTAAAGGGCGAGAGTTAAGTGTTTGTGAAGAATGGGGACAGTTCAAAATGCTGTACGACAGGATGGAGCTACCAACTGGACAAGTCGTCATGCCTCAACAAATATTAGCGGGGATAGCACTTTTGGGGATTCAGTCAGAATTAGAAATAAAGACCTCAACTCATTTACTCAAACTAGCTAGAACCATAGCTAATATTATGTAGTTATTATAGATAAAGTTAGCCATGTTTAAATGGCTAACAGCTTTTAGAAAACAAGTCTTTAAGGGCGAAAAAAGTACCAACAACGGTAACGGCTGTCGCTACAAACATTGGCATTATCAAGTCGTTTGAAAATTTTTCATTTTGATTTAGAAGTATCTCAGTTACTTTTATAACACCGTAAACCGAATACAATGACAGTGTTGCGAAGATGGACTTACTGAATACATTGTGGTCTGGAAACTTTTTAGACAAACTACATTTCAATACAATTAGACAAACCCAGATAAATGCAATTGCTATGTAGATTTGGTAATTACTCATTAAACTGGCCCTCATAGCAATCCATGATAGACCGTTGAAGCAAATTATAATGTTTAAGTGAATCTGATAGACCCGATTTAACACAATCTAAGTGCTTCTTCTCTTTCTCTAGCAATTGCAGTTCATAAGTCAGTTCAGAGATAATTTCGATTTGTAGCTGATACCGTTGAACAGATAAATCTAGTATTCGCTTGTCTCTCTTCATCCCAATAAAGTTCGCAGTAAAACCGACTAAAACCAAAGCAATAGATGTTGCAATTGGGAGCAGATAATTTTCAAGATCTACACTAAGGAAATTGAAAAAAATGAATGCAGAAAGTATAACGGAAGACATAACAACCAGCGAAAATAAGAATGACGACTTAGTTTTTTTATAATGTAGCAGGCAATCTTCCTCGAGCTTTTTATCATTAAAAGCTAAGTCGTTTTGAACTTCAATACGAGCTCTTGATTCCATAGTTTCGCTTTGATTGATGCTATCGAATGAGTCAATTGTCTCTTGGAGCATAACTAACGTTTCAAGTGACTCTTGATTTGCTTCTAGCGCTTTTCTAACTAGGTTATTGGTGGGAAATGAGTCATCTTTAGTTATCTCTACAACTTTTTGATGTTTGTGTATTAAGCTGTCATTGAGACGATTTATTCTGGATATTAAGCTACTTTTCTTATCAGTATCTACTATAGATGGCACGATATCTTCCGACTAAAATCTTTGATGAAAAAACATTTTACCTGCGTATGTCTTACTGTAAAGAGTGGCGCAGTTTTTTAATGAAATATGTAGCAAAGTAGAACTGAATAAGCTGAAGAGAGTCCTACAATTGACTTTTTAAGGTGCTGAGAGTGTCTTCATCAATCTTCGAGCTGCTTGAACCAGAGAATCTCGTTCCGTAATTAATTTGCTGTATACATCTCCAGTTTTATCTAAATGTTCTAATGGTGGTGCATTTAAATCTTTTTGTAGTTTTAGCTTTGCGCCTTCAACAAGGAAAGAGCGGTAGTACATTTCAGCGTTAGACAATGAGTCAACTTGTTCATCTAACTCTTCAAAATAGATAGCGTTTAAAGCTTCAATTTTTGCCATGGGTGATTGTTCGATAGTTTCGTCACCTCCAAAAAAGTAATAGTTTTCTTGTTTCTTTAACCAAACACTAATTTCAAAGCATTCAATTACTATTAACTCTAGCTTCAAGCGTTTTTCTGCCAACTTGCTCGCATTTGAATTTAGTCTATGTGTGTAATTGCTTCCAACTAAAGCCCCTACGAGGGCAATTAAAGCCTGAGGTTGCTAATTCATATAAATCTGAAGTTTGAGGTGTATCCATACTCAAAGCCCTTACTGCTATTTGACAGAAAGTTTTAATGTTTGAATGATAACTTGCTGTCTAGTTTTTGTTAACGCTATTCTACTAACGATTCTCTTTTATAACCAATGAGTTGTAATTACAAATGAGAAGCTTGAATCATTCTATCTTGTTTCAAGTACTAACTAGCGCGCAAGCTTGCAACTAGAGCAGGGTTGTGTGAAAGCTGATAGTTTGTACGAATTTACCCCCGTGATACAACACGGGGGTTTTTGTTCCGCAGCTCGTTGGGACCCTCCCGACGAAACGGGTCCCTCCCAACGAGCTGCGAACCAAAGCTACCGAAAGCACTGACATTGAATGTTCTTGAAATAATAAAAAGCCCCACTGATATGTGAGGCTCTGAAAGGAAAGAGGGCATTTATAATGTCACCAGTGACATGGCTCATTTAGTGCATTGAAACCAAACGCCCTGTATGAATATCTTTAAGAACTCCAACCGTTAAATTTTCATGGTCACACATGACCGATGTTGCTTGTTTAACGTCGGATTCTTTGTCTCGAGGAATCCAAAGAGTCACTTTCTTAAACCCTTTAGCTTTCATTTTATCTTCGTACTTCTTATTTCGACTCATCTAAACACCTCCATATACAAAGCATTTGATCACACGCGAACAATGCATGCAAGACTCACTTCGTTCAAACACTGGCGCACTACGTTTGCGAATAGAGGAAAGGCTCCCTCAGTAAAACTATAACCACCATTAAACACGCCACAGAGCCTACCCAAGTTTAAGAGAGCTTAGCAGGGTGGAGGTGATTCGTTTGTCTCTCTTACATAGCTACGCTTCGCTGCTTATCGCTCATCGAACTGAATCGACCCCTTAACATAATCATGTTCGCTTATCCCTGCGGGGCTTGATTATCGATAGCCTGACCGACATTATATTTTTACAGCCTTACTGAAATCAAAAGGATCATTTGCAGGGTTCTCGTCTTTGGACTCAACACACGTCAAAATCTTAACTGAATCACCCCAAGTCACTCGATAAACACAATCAGCTAAAACCTTAAAACCATATCCCATTTCTATTAGCTCCGATTGACTAAAAGTGAAAAGCTTACTGTCATTTTGACGAACCTCGATATAGATACGAACAAAAGAGTTCTGAAAATCGACAAGGTTTTGAGTGACATCTTGCCAAGCTGTCTGACGTGCATAACCAGTGACAAACAAATCAAACTCATCAAGGGGACCGAAACCAGAAGACTTTTTGGCAGACTTAACGGTTTGACCTGGGACACCGTTGGGAACTGAAACCTGGGCAGGCTCAACAACATTGTTTTGTTCAGGCATTAGAACCGGTTCTAATTCATTATCACTGCCAGACCACGCGTAAATATTAAAAATGACACCCGCCACAAGTAAAAATCCGCCCATCCAAAACGGCCATCGATGCCAGATTGGCTTAATGTCATTACTCATGGCTTCAGCCACGCTGCCACTGCTTTGCGTATGAGACTGATAGAAAGGAAAAAACGCTTTCTTATATTTGCGCTGTTCTTCATTGACGACTTCGGTTGTCGCTCCAATTCTTACTTTTTTGGTGTAAGTGTTTTTACTGCCAAAAGCGGTGTTCTTGGCACAGTAGTAAGTCATTTCAACCATATCGCGAACATCTTTGTGAATCTTCCTTAGATTCTGAGTCAACAAGATGATGTCTATGCCGTAGTGACCATGAAGAGAATAGAACTCAAGTATTTTGCTATCTAGCTGCTTATTAGGCAGAACCATATGAGCTTCATCAATCACAAATAGGGGACCTTTGTTATCGGCATCCCTCCAATCGTTTATGTAGTCCTCAAGCTTTGAAAACGGCCTATCCATAGAGCCGTATTGGTTTAATTGACCATCCACAACTTCAATCAAATCTAATACGTCATTACCAAAGACTTTCTGAAAATAGGGCACATTTAAAGTCACATTGGTAACAACTTTTCGACCAGCTTTGATAGCAGGAATAATATGGAAAGCGACACTCTCATAGCTTTTACCGCTACGTGGTCGCCCTGCGATACAGTAAATCATTACGAACCTAACCTTGTGAATGGAATCAATTGTAAAATCATGCGCAAAGCAATGGCCGATATAATCATACTCAAACACTGAGGTAGGCCAACGGCGCCCATGACCCAAGCGACATTAGGTGGAATAGATTGTAAATATTGACCGACATCGACAGGCTGAAACAAAGCTACAGCAGAAGATAAAGCAGAATTAACGACCTCCATAAATTGCTCAACAACCCAATAAACCATATCTTTCAACATGGTAATAAGGCTCAAAAGCAACTGGTACATGAACTCAATGAGCTTATTAAATAACGTTACTATCCAGTCCATACATTAACCCCCGAAAATAATTTGACGACAATAAAAAGCCGTAGACGCTAGAAAAATGAAACGTAAAAATCCAAATATCCAATCCATATCAATGTAATCATCAAATGACATATAACCGTAAAAAGGCACAGGCAAACCAAACTTAGGACGTTGCGCACCACTTAAATCGATATTGCCAAAACTCGATACAAAAGGATCAACAATGCTAGTTTTCATCGCATCTAACTGACTACTTACAACAGTGCTCAAATCCCCCTCATAAGCCGATTCATAAAAACCCTGACATGTGTCACCTTGAATACAAGTACCGTCAATCCCTGCTTTGGAAGCGTCCACACTTTTCAATAAATCACCAATATCGGATACACCATCAGCAACGCCATTAATTGCACCAGTTAAAGCACTTAAATCTGTACCGTTACCATTTTCTAAGCCGTCAATTTTTTCTGACAAGTCATTGATACCATCTTCAACACTGGACAAATCAACCGTTGAAGCACCGCCAGAAATAGCACCGATTTGATCGCTTAATAGATTGAATTTTTCATTGGTATTCTCATTAACATCATCGGCAATACTAGAAATCATCCTACCGTTTTGAGCAACTGCGCCATTAGTTTCAAAAATGATAGGAGTTAAGCCATTTACAGACGTATCAAGCCCACGCAAAGAATCGGACACGTTCTCAAACGCCCCATCGATATGATTAACAGTGCCCTGAATATTGTTTATTTTTTTCTGGTTAGCACTAGCTTTGGCAGCGTTTTTTAATTGAGTTTTCTGCTGACCAGTCAACCCACTAGAACCACCACTACCATTATTAATTGCATCGATAAGCTGACCTTTATTAGCATCCATATGTTGATGAACAGCATTAATCTGTGTAGGCAAACTTTTCACACTTGAATTGGCATCACTAGCAATACTTTTAACATCCCAAAGAATATCTTCCATATCGTCTAATTCGTTTTCAACTGAACTAAACTGCTCATCAACATCTTTAAACTCGCTTTTTATCAAAGCCGAATTATCGACGCCGCCAGAGTTATTAACAGCATGCTGCAAATCTTGTAACTCCTTACGAGTCTGAACCTCTTGAAATGTCATTGTCTGGCGCAGGTTCTCAAGCGTCCTTGTAAACTGCTTACTAGTATTACCCTCAGCCATATGATTAATAATTCTCGTTAAATCTCGATTGGCATTAGCAAGACTGTAGATAGCTGTATTCGAGCTCTGGCAATCACGGTCCTGAGAGTCACATTTTATAAACTCGGGTCGGCTTGCTTTGTACAAATCAAAGAAAGGATCAAGTTTGTCGGGTATTCCGTTATTGTCCTCATCGAGCTCCGCGTTGTCGTTAAGAGTGGGGTTAGGGTCAACACCATTTACAAGCCCGTCACCGTCCCAATCTTCATCATTGTCAGGTATGCCGTTATTGTTTAAATCACCGTCTTGCTCAACCTGAGAGCCACAATTAAAAATATCAGTATCAGCATAGACAAAGCCACCAGTGCAATAAGTCTCACTTGTTGGCGGGTTATCATCACAAATCAGGCTACCGTCAGGCAAAATGGAACGTGAAGGTGGGGTGTCTGAACATAGCTTAACTTTCATTTGCGAATATGGCCCTCCATAGCTCAAATCCGAAGCGTAAGCACCAGAAGCTAAAAGCCCAATCAATGACACTAAAATCATTCTCTTCATAAAAAACCTGTAAAAAAAGAGGCCGAAGCCCCTTTATAATTAACCTTGAAAATTCTGAGCGGCTAGAAAACCAGACAAGCCACCCAAAAGAGCAAATACCATAAGTATCAGGTCATGTATGGCAATCAACACGCTCAGAAACCCCCATCAGTTAAGCAGACTTAACAGCACGTTTAGCAAGACCGATTGCCTTGTAAGCCATAGTAATTCCGATGATAGCTACACCCGCAGCACCTACTTTAGTTGCAACATCAGCGAAATCCACAGCAGCCCAAATAGCGTCCATAATTTTGTTTCCTTATATAATTCTAATTAACTTAATCACCATCTTAATGGCGTATGACATAGCAAAACCACTGACGAAAACTAGTGAGAAAGCCCCACTAAAAGCCGCAGTAGCTTCGATTGCGGTAACCTCAGTAAACCCCATCAAATATTCATAATCACTAGCAGTAATAACAATGACCCCTGTACAGGATTCAACTGACGTATCAACAAGAGCTAGAAAACCATCTTCATTTGGTAAAGCACACTTAGGCATAACAATTCCGAATTTAGTTTATTTCTTGATAGATGCTTCGAAGTGCTTTTGAACTTCAGCATCAGTAGGGACAAGTTTGTTAACCAAGATGTCGAGTGGATCGTCTGGGTTAGCACCAAAGCTCAGTTCGTAGTCACGGTTAGCTACAAAAGCTCGTGATTGGATAAGTTGACGAGCATAGGCAACATCAATTTTCAGTGCTTGCTTGTTGTAAGGGATATCAGTTGAGAAGCCGATGCCCGTTTGTTGAAACTTCTCGTTATCAACTTCTTCAACAGCACGTAGGACTGACAATTCCGCAAATTCCATGTTGGATTTAGGGAAACGCTTGATAGCAATACCAGTTATTGTAGGCATATTCTTGACTCCAAAATTTCGATTTTCTGTTTAGTGTATTCGTCAGGAATACCCAACGAGGTTTCAAAGTTTGCGCGTCTATGGTGCGTAGGAATGAGCATTCCGAATGCTTCACCCAAGTCACCCTCAGTCATTGCAACAACTTCAGATAGAGCTTTGCCACATTGGCGACGAACCCAAGCAATACGAGCGAAGAACTCAAGACCCGCTTTTTTCTTGTTAAGCTCAATCTTCATTGGTTCAGCAGGGTCGATACTGGCCGAGAAGTCACACAGACCAGCAAAGGCCGAAGCAGGCGAGGCGAGTAGTGCCAAATCGCACTTCTTCAATTCCACTTCATTGCGGTACCAAATTACTTCAGGGTCAGCGATGTTTTGCTCGAACTTCTTGTTGTACACACGCCAGTAGATTGCAGAGGTACGAGAGCCAACAAGGACGGCTTCCTCTGATAATTCACCGGATTGTGAAACGCGCTTATGAGGAACCATTGTGGGACCACGTCCACGAGAAGCAGTGCGAAATGCTCCCTCATAAAAACATTTCTCAGCATACTTACAGTCAAAGATTCCGGTGTAGTCATCAACACAGAGATCTAAACGGGCTAGGCGAGTGATACCCAAAAGTGATAACCACCAGTGCACCTTTTTGTGTGTGGTGAAATCGAATAACTTAGCGCAACCAGTACCATTGATTTGCACGTAGACCGTATCGTTGTTACCGCCAACACCAACCAAGCCACATTCAACCGTTCCCGTAGAATCGTAAATCACCATCGAATCTTCATAGCCATGTAAGCCACGGCCACGCATAGGAGAAATACGAAAGTTAAAGACTTTAGACATGAACTCATCAAACCTATCGGCCAAAACCTTACGGCACTTGTTACGGTGTAACTCGATTGATTTCTCTATCGCTTCTGGTGAGTTAAGACGACCGTTAACGGTTTTCTTTTTAAACTCAGGAAACTGCATGTTGATAAAGTCTTGTTCGTTCGAGCTGTCCAAATGTCTAAGCGAGCCATACGAAAACGAAAAGGCTAGGTGATCCACTTGAACCGGACGAATTTCATCATGGAACTTATGAGGCTTTTTAGATTGCATGGAAAACCCCTTTGACTAACAGCTCTTGGTAGTTCTCATCAGTAATTTCAACAATCTGAAATGACACCATGCCGTAGTGAGCTTCCATGAACTGGAAGAAATCACGCGGAGTCTTGAAGAAGTTATGACCCCAAGGAAAATAGGCGTTGATACCGTGATTGGGTTCGTTGTCGAAGTAGATTGAATCCATGATTAACGTTCCAAACCGTAGAACGCGCAGAACTGTTCAAGTTCTTGGTCGTTATCAAACGTAAAAGTGAAAGAGTCTTCAGAGTTATAAAGCGGATTCTTATAGCTGACAGTGTGGAAAAGTTCTTCACCAATTGTGCGTTGGCCAAACTCAAGTTCGCTAACAAGGAACTCAAAGCAGATTTCTAGTGGCGAGTTATGAAGAGACGCGGACGCGTGTGTGAAATCTGGGTAGTTAGAGAAGCTAACGTGTTCAGATTTCAAAACAGAGCCGTATTGAATCGGTTCAATTGTAAACAT